ATGGCTGAGCGCGACTTACCCACCGCTGCCCTTTTACGTCAATTGCTCGACTACAATCCAGAAACAGGGGATTTGATTTGGCGCACTCGCGAGATCACTCATTTCGCCCATCATACACCCGCTCGCGCGATTTGGACCATGAAATCATGGAATTCGGGCAATGCCGGCAAACTAGCGGGAAGGACAGGTGTAGAGGGCTATCGCACTTTAAAGATATCCCCCTGGGGTGAGATGCAAGCCCACCGCGTGATATGGTGTATTTACACAGGCGACTGGCCCCAATGCGTAATTGATCATATCAATGGTAACCCAGGCGACAACCGGATCGAAAATCTCAGGGATGTCAGTCAGGTTGGCAACCAACGGAATCGGAAATACAACCCGAACCGGGCCGCCAGCGGGGCGGTGGGCGTTTATAAATCTCCTACCCCCAGACGATATGTCGCTCGCCTTTGGCTCAAAGATAAGGTGCACTACTTTGGCACGTTCGATACCGTTGAAGAGGCAAAGGCAGTCATTCAGCGTGAGCGTAAACTGATGGGGTTCACTGACCGCTTTTAGCTTTCCAGCATCGAGCCACTTCAGCAGATCAGGCGCATGACCAAACCCGACATCGACCGCCAGCAATACGAGCTTTTTAAGTGGCTCAACGGCTTTACCGATGAGGATGTGGAAGAGCTGGCGCGGTATTGTCTCAGGCTAGACGAAGTTGAGGTCGCCGGATCGCATAGCCGATCGCGCCGAAGCCTATCAGCATGAGGAGCCATGTGGTCGGTTCGGGGACGCCCGGAACCGTTGGGAAGCTTGCACCGATCTGAAACGACGTAGTGCTACCTCCGCGATCGATGCAGCCGGGAGTGGGGCTTGCTGGACACGTGTACTGCAAATAGCTCAGCAATATCGGCGTGAGCACACCGCCGATGTAGCTGAATTGACCGGAGAAGCCTTCGTGCGGGCCCTGGAAGTAGAAATCGAAGGTGTTCAAACCCTCTATCGGGTCGGAAATCGGAATTTGACCGCCAACGGCGAATGAAGGCGTGCCGGTCGATTTAAAATCGCAGGGGATCGGTGCCCCGGGCGTGCAGGTCCAGATAGAGTTATAACCCGTCACGATTCCCGACACGAAGATAGATGCGGCGTTTGCTCGCGGCGTGATCGAGACCAGCGACAATGCCGCGGCAAGCATCAAAACGAATCGCATAGTTAATCTCCCCTGACGCCGGGAGACTATCCGATGCGCGATCGTCGTCAAACGAGACAAGTGTCCTTAGTTGGCACGCATCTTGTAGCGCCCCAGCGCGTGCCCGCGTGTGTGAAGCGCGCCTGCGATCACGCCGAACTCGGTGGGATGCGCGTCGATGTAGCTCATGAAGCCCAAGTTCTCTGTGTCGACACTGAACGGGCCGACGAATGTCGGAGTCGCCTGATCGTGGTCGCGGCAATACCAGAGGCCGAAATCGCCGCGGTCGGGTGGGATGGCCGGATTGTCGGCATCGCTTTGCGAGAGCGGCTTCCAGCCAAGTGCCCAGAGACACTTTTGGCTGTCGCCAGGAAACGGCGCGCCGAAGGCGAAGCTAACCACGTTCGTGAGGTTGGTAAGCAAGGTCTTTTGCCACGTCGTCATATTGAAGCGCGCGAGGTGAACATGCTGGCTCTTCGCATCCTGCGGCAGATAATTGGTTTTGAAGAACAGGTCGCCATTGCCGTCACCGATCAATTTGGCGTCGTAGAGGGCAAAGTTAGCCGTATGGTTGGGATGGCCGGCGTAAACGCGGCGGAAGTTGGGCCAGTCGCCCGGCGCCATGTGGTAGATACCGGCCCACCCGAGCGGGTCTGTCACCCAGTCACCTGTATCGGCGGGCGTGTTGGATGCGCCAATATTGACGCAGTAGTAGTTCCCCGGGTGAGCGTTATCGTGCCAGACGAGATGATGCATATTTGAAAAGTTAGAGCCTTGGAAGCCGTTCGCCATCTCGTTGGTGATCCAGTCGCTCATGTCCAACTCGGTCCCGCCGATCCAGAAGCGAAGCGATACCCATGCAGTAGCGCCGAAATCCCTCGTCCCCATCGGGTTGCCGCCGTAGCGACCAGGGAAGCACAGCGCCTCTCCTAGCGGACCAGCGGCGCAGCCGCCTGATTCGTAGACGGCCGCATCGCCCTGCGCAGGCTGATTGGGCATGTTATGCCACTTCTGATTGTCGGTCGTGTAGCAAAAGCCCGGCACCACGTTCCCGGTCGCTCGTGTTCGGCGGCCAACGGCCCAGCTCGGGGCCGAGCCCTGCGCCATGCAGTGAATGTCGCTGAGCGAGCCGTCCGAAGGGAAGCTATAGACCGTTGCACGATGACCACGCCTGCCATCCTCCCAGAGCGGAATGGCGATATCCTGACCGCCACACCAGAGGGTGACTTCGTCGTCGCCTTCCACGAACAGGGCCATCTGCGCTACGACCAGCTCGAAGTTCGCGCAGTCCTCTTCCCACAGCGGCCACTTGGTGCTGGTGTTAGGGTCGGCGTTATCGCCCAGCGCGCCGGTCAGAGGGAAATCGGCAAGCAGGGTGCGCAAGGGGCCAAGACCGGTCGGCATATAGATGTAATCGCCGACTACGCACGGGTCGCTTACCGCAAATCCGGCCCCCTGGTAACGAAATTTGGCGGCGACGCGAGGGCGGAACCGCGGCTTCGTGCGGCAGACGCCGCTCGCTTTATTGCCGGTCGGGCCATAATTATTGCCGAACCACTCCACGAATGTCGAACCATCCTGAGTGTGGAGGAATTCGTTGTTCTGAAGCCAGCAGAACAGCCCATTCGTGAAGCGCGGATCTTTCGTCAGGCACTGCACGGGGATATTTGCCTGCGTGGCGGTGTCGACTTTCGACCAGGTTCCAGCGCTAGCGTCGTAGCAATGCAGGTTGCGGACAAGCTCGGGGTTCGACGTGAACTTGTTAATCGCTGCGACGTAGAGCTTGCTGCCAACCCACTCCATCGCCGAGACCGCGTCGATGATCGAAGGGCCTGTGATGCCAGCGGGTAAGCTGAAATCTAAGACGCCGGGCCACGTGCCCGAAGCCTTCGGTCCGAACAACTGCTCCGTACCCTGGCGAAGATAGTAGTTGCCGTTCGCACCCCCTGACACGGCATAGATTGGGTCGGTGCCATAGAACACCGTTGCGCCGCCCGGAGCAACATCTGCCCCGGCACCGCCCGGCCATGCGCCCGAGGCTTTGGGTCCGAAAATCTTGTGCGTAGTGGTGTTGACGTAATAGTCGCCATTCGCCCCCACGCTGTCGCTCGGCGCAGCGCTGACGTAATGCACGGTGTTGCTGATCTTGGTCCCGCTCGCCCCGCCATCTGTCGAAAGCCAGATGCCCTGGCCGCTCGGCGCGAAGGCGATGCGGCTGCGGCGCGACGTTGCTCCGGCCGCCGTCATGGCGCTGGCGGGGTCTATCGAGATCAAGCCGTAGCGCCCCGTCGTATCGGCGATGGGATGGCTCGGTGCTGGACACCATCCCGGCGAGACTTTCGTCGCGCCTTGGTCGAGCGTGTAGTGCAGGCCGGCTTGGCCCATGAAGATGTAATAGACCTTGTCGTTGACCGGATCGGGCGCGCCCTTCTTGCCAAACACGCGCCCAAGCCCGCCATTCGAATGCACGGGCATCCCGGTTATGGCGGTCTTGGTGAACTGCGGCTCAGCCGCATGGACATCGGTTGTGACATAGACCGAGTCCCCATAGGTCATCCAGACGATCTGGTTGCTCGTGCCGCCGAAAGCCCCGTGATAGCTGCCCTCGGTTCCATTCGGCACGCCAAGCGTGAAGACGTGATCGCCGAGACCGATCACATCGTCGAAGCCCCGCCCGGGCAGAACCAGCATGCGACATTCTTCGTCATCGACATGCTTGATGGCCAGCGGCGCGACATCGGCGCCGAACACGACGTATTGACCATCAGCCGAGCCGTGGGCGTGGGTTGTCCAACCGAGCGAGCCGTGGCGGCTAGATTCCCAATCGAAATCACCAAGGAGGGTGCTGCCGTTTCTCATGATGCTTTGTTCCAGCTTACGCCGATCATGGCGCTGTAGGGGTAGCTGCCCGGCACGAGGTCAGCGGACGGCGTCGACGTGGTCGTAACCAGGGCGGTCGAAAGGACGCGGTCGACCGCCTGCCCTGGATCAAGCAGCACGCTCTCGATGATTTCGGTGCCCACGGTCCAATTGTAGCCATGCGGCCCAAGGGCGATTATCGCCGCCAAGCCTACGCCGCCGTCCGGTATGACCAGAGGTGCGGCCAAGGCTTCGGTATCGCGGCCGTAGCCGGCTGCCTTTTCGGGCGCGGACGACACCGTGCCCAGTTCGGTCGCGGTGAACGCCTGTATGTAGAATGAGCTAGAACCATCGGCGAGCGTGACCTTGACCAACTGGTTGCCAGCGGAGCCGCCCGTCTTGTCGATATAGACCGAGAGGCCTTCGCCCGTGTGACGCTTTTCGGGCACCGTGAGCACGACCGCGCCGATCTCGACCTTGGTGATTGTGCGATTGTTGCCGTCCCAGATAACGACACCGCGCTGACCAGCGCCGAATGCGAATGTCTTCTGGAACACCGAATCATAAGGGGCGTCCACCACCGTCAGCGGCGCGGTAGCGCTGGGCGTGATGCTGGCGGCGCTCGGGTCTGCACCCGTCACGACCGAGAATGTGTCCGACACACCTCCGACAGTCAGGGTTGCGCTCACACCGCTCGAATAGCCGGATGCGCTCTCAACCTCGACCTGCGCCTTGTAGCCGGTTTGCATCGTCACGCCGGTGACATCGGTCAGCCAGGAGCCCCACGACGTGCCGTTGTGGAAGCGGGCGCGGGTCCAGTCGCCGCTGATGCTGACCGGCGCATGGTAGCCTGCGGATATTCCCGACAGAACGGTGGTTTCGCCGACATAGAGCGTGTCGGGCGCGGCGTCGGAGACATCGGTGAAGCTGAAAGCGTCCGGGACCGTGTCGAGATCAAGCACGGTAACGGCGAAGTCCTGGGTGCCAGTCTTGCCGTTGAGGCCAACGATATCGAAGCCGAAGTCATAGACATGGTCGAGATCGAAATCGTCGGGCGCGCTGAAATCCTTCACCGCATCGTCCATGAAGCGCAGGGAGAAGGTGGATGCCGGCCTCGCACCTTCTACGAGCTCGAACCGCGACTGATCGGTTCCGTTGAACAGCAGGTTGGCGACCGGGCCGCTCAGCGTGATCGTTGCCAGCAGAGGATCGCCTTCGTTGACATCGATCGTCGTGTCGCTGGTCACGGTCGGGACCGCCGCGGTGCCGTGCTGAATGATGTTCGACCATTCGCTGACTTCGCCGCCAGCCTTCTCGACGCGCGCCCGGATGTAGTTCGTGCCGGATGCGATGCCCGCGAGCTTGGCGTTGATCGCCGCCTTGTCGCCCGAGCCGTCGAGCGTCACCGTGGCGTCGTTCACCAGCGGTGAGGTGAAGGCAAAGTCGTTGTCGGCTTGGATGCGGAGCTTGTCGCCGACTTCGGTATAGGCATCGAACTCGTAGTCGGACGTCGGTGGGAAGACGGTCGGATCGGCCTGCGCGACGAGCGTCGGGCCTGAGAAGCTGGGATCAACGCCGGCAGCCGCGATCGTCCAACTCTGCACGCTGTCATGGGCCACCGCGTCGGGATGCGTTTCATGCAGCGTGAACGAACCGCTCGACACCGAGCCGGTCCCATCCCAAGCCCAGGTCATGGCCGCGAGATCAAGCGTCAGGCCGGTCGGGAGCGAGCCGACGAGGGTGACGGTAGAGCCGCTGGTCTTGCCGGTGATCGAACCGCTATCCGCCGCGCCTTCGACATAGCTCAGATCGTCGAGCGCCAGGTCGGTAAGCGTCACCTCCAGCACATTGGTCACATTGATCGTGAACGTGCGGGTGAGATCGGTCTGGCCGGACTTCGACGCGGTAATCAGCACCGAAAGCGTCGGGTTCGTCTCGTAGTCCAGCGCGGCATTCGTGCGCAGGTTCGCGGCCGAAATGTTGAGCTTTCCGCTCGGTGTCTGTGATGTGATGGCGAACGTCCACCCGCTTGAGCCCGACGTATGGTTCGCCACGCTCAGAGCGCCGATCACCGTGTTCGTCGATGCGTTCTCCGCTACCGTGTTGGCGGATAGCTGGATCGAGGGCTGGGGCGGGCCGCTGGGGCCGTTCTGACCCAGGTGTAGGCCGAGTTGGAGACCGAGGGGCATTATTCTGCTCCTATCCCAAGCACCCACTCATGGGCCTTCAGCGCATAGGCGACGGCCCCGGAGCAGGAGCGCACGTCAGCGTCGTCAACCATGACGGAACCGGTGGGCAGGCTTTCAGGAACTCCGGCACCGTGATCTTCGGCGGCGGCAAGGGCTGGGCAGGTTGAACCTCCAGCTTTGACGCGCATCCGGGCAATGTAGCTGTCAGCAAGAGCGCGAGCGTCAGCTTGAGCCTGTGTGTTCGCTTGGTCTGCGGCATGGGCCTTGTCCTTCGATATCTGTTCCAGTCGCGCCTTCTCCGCCAGCGCGAGCTTGCGAGCGTCGTCTTGCGCCTTGGCGTAGGCCGCGCGCTCGGTCTTGATGGTGAGCCGGGCGGCGTCGCGTTCGGCCAAGGCGTCTTGTTTGCCGCCGTAGAGCCACAGAGACGCCGCCAGGAGGGCGATGCAGGCCGCTTGCCAGGGATGATTGGCCACGAAGCCCCAAACGGCGCTCAGGGCCTTCCTGAGGCCGCCTAGGATGAGCCAGAGGAGGCTCATTTCGTTTCGACCGGAACGGCGTTGGTATCGTCGTTGACGACGGTAACGGGCTGCGGCTTGTCCGGATCGACAACAGGACCAGCGGCAGCCAGTTGATCGGTCACCTTGCCGAGCTGCGCCGACATCGAGTAACCGCGGATCGCCGCAACGATGTCCTTCGCAAACGCGACGAGGCCGGTAGCGATGGCGCCCAGCAGCGTGGCAGCATTCGGGTCAAGCGTGCCAGCCTTAAGCGACATGAAGGCAATGACCGCTAAGGCGCCAACAGCGATGGCCGCGAGGACGAGGAGCCCGACCTTTTCGAGCGTGCTGTTGGGGAGGCTCATGCCGCGCTCCTGTAAAGCTGGGCTTCCTTGGCTCGGCGCTTCACCAGTCCCGGCAGGGGATGCCCGCCGGCATTGATCCATTTGCCGAACTCGGACGCAGCGCCGACGTAATCGCCTTCCATGTGTTTGCGCCGAAGGCTGCTGTCCTTGAGCGCATTCTCACCAAGGTTGAACGCGAACGAGACGAGCGCGCTGAACTGGTTGTCGGTCGCGGGTGAGCAGTTCTCAGCCACCCACTTTTCGAAGCGAGACAGGTCTTCACGAAGCAGGTTTTCGGCCTGCGCCTCTGTGATGGTCAGCCCCGGCGTGACGTGGGGACCGGTTGAGCCGTATCCGATCGTCAACACGCCAACAGGATCGCGGTAGGCCGTCAGTCGCAGTCCTTCGCTGTCCTTCAGGATTTGCAGGCCGGCAGCGTTGATGCGGCGCTCGGCAGGCGCTTCGAACAGCCCCGCCTTCGCCAGCAGCGCGTCGATCGTCTGCGGGCCGATGATGCCGTCCTCGGGCACACCGGCCCAATTCTGGAGAAGCTTGATCTTCTCGTTCATTGCCCTTTGCCTCCCGTAACCATGAACCACACGAGCCCCGCCGCACCGACGAGCCACCCGATCAGCGGCGATTTGAAGATGATCTCGATGACCTTCGCCATGCCGGCGCGCTGGTTGCGCTCGGCCTTGAGGGCTTCGATCTCGGACTCGATGACCGTCACCCGGCTATCGACCTTGTTGCTCTCGATCCGCACCAATCGCTCGACGATCTCGCCCAGCGTCTTCTGTTGTTCCATCAAGGCTCCGGTCATCACGCGAATGCTTTCCGACTGGCCTTTGATGACGTCGTATTGAAAGCGGATGTCATTGGGATCGAGGCCGCTGTCAGGCATGGTGCCTCACGGCGAGTGATGGTAACGGGGCAGAGATGCTTGACTTGCTCGTCGCTATCATCGGCAATTTAACGCTGGCTCTGCTGTTAGGCCGGGCTGCGACGGTGATTTCCGAAACCACGGACGAGATGCGCGCGGATGCTGATGTGGCGGTCGCCGCCAACGACAATGGCACCGACGAAACAGGTTGGCCGGCTTCGGCGACGTTAAAGTCGGAAGTCCTATGACCCCTTATGCGCGCGCTACGGTGGCCAGTCCTGCCGCGATAAAGCGCTGGTCGCACGGCTCCCGCTTCAAGGCGGCGCTCGATCTGCTTGACCTCGATGCCGCCAAATCGCTGCTCGACTTTGGCACCGGCGACGGGCTGCTCATGGAGATGGCGCGGGACCGCAATCCGGCGCTCTATATCCGCGGTCTTGAGCCTCACCCCATAAACCGCGGTAGCGCCATCGGACGACGCGTCGGCCCGGTCTATGAGCACTTCTCCGAGGTCACCGGTAAATTCGATCGCGTGGCCTGCCTGGAGGTGCTGGAGCACATTCCTGAGCGATTGATGGACCGGACCATGGCCGAACTGAAACAGTGCCTCGCGCCAGGCGGCCTGATGGTCGTTTCCGTGCCAATCGAGGTTGGTCCGGTAGCCCTGGGAAAGGGTATCGCCCGGGCCGCGCTCCGCGCCGCCCATGAGGCCAGCGCGGGGGACATCGCGCGAGCGGTCGTCTATCGGACAGATGGCATCCAGCGCCGCGAGAAGGGCGACATCATCGTCAGCCACGTCGGGTTCGATCACCGCGCGTTGCGCAAACGCATTGAAGCCAGCGGCTTCACGATTGCCGAAACGGCGTTTTCTCCGCTGCCAATCGGAGGGGCTTTGATGAACAGTCAGATTCATTGGACCATGCATCACGCGACCTCCAAGTGAGCAGGGCAATCGCCCTTTTGGAGATCAGCGGTCAGTGTCGCGCCGACGAAGCTCTTTTCGATTGCCTCGGTCACATCGACGGTTAGCTGGAGATTGATGCCAGTCTGGGACGCACCAGCCGACGTGAGGGGCGTGCCAGAGATCGTCAGGATGCTGTCGGGATCGTTTTTCGATACCGTCTGATCGGTGATCGTCATCGCGATGTTGGTTGAGGAATAGGCGATGATGAGGATCGTCGCACGGATCACAAAGGATGCGCGCTTCGTGTCCGTCTTCACTTGGCCGGAGATCAGGACCGTGCCGCCAAGAGTCCTGTGGTTGAGGCCGCCGGCCGGTTCACCATCGGCAGAGGGATCGGGACGGCTAAAGCTCAGCAGCGTGACCGCCGTGTTGTCGACGATCTGGATGCTCTTGCCGGTGTAGGAGGCTGATCGTCCAACAATGTTGTAATGGCCATAGGTGGCTTCCGACACGCCGACATTCTGGCCGGCATGGATCGAATGTGGGGCACCCGCAGTCCCGGCCAGGAACCGGCAGTTGTCTAGAATGACCCGGCCATCTGAGGTGAAAACTTCGGACTTGAAACCTGCCGGCTCTACGTCCGATTCCTGCCCGGTAAAGTGCGTATCCTTAAACCGCACCAGGCCCAGCGAGCCGGTCTCAGCAAGGATTTGGCGGTGCGTGTTCTCGAAATAGCCGCCATCGACCATGAAGTTCGACAGGCGATAGCCCTTGAACACGGTCTTGCCGGTGATTCCGGTGTCATTGCGGGACTCGACGCGCGGATCGATAAGCCGGAAATTCTCGCATCCGTTCGTATCGCCGCCGGGGCTGGCCAGTTCGATAATATCATCGTCGAGCCCTTCGAACCGGGGCTTGACCAATGTGCAGTTGTTGGCGTTGCGGCCATTGTAGATGGCGCCCTTGCAGTAATACCAAACGACGTTTTCGAACAGGCAGGAGATCAGGTATTGCGAGTTGCGAAGGCCAATCTCGCTATGCTCTTCGAGACGGACATTACGCAGATGCATGAGCGATGTGACCTGCGAGCCCGTGCGCGTGATGTTTATCCCGCGCCTGCCGCCACGGAGGCAAATGCCGCGAAGGGTGAACCGGCGAAAATCCGCGCCGCTTGAATAGGCGTTGAGGACATCCTGCCCCGCAGTCGCCTGATAGATGATCGAGCCATATTCGCTCGATCCGGTGATCACGGTTTCACCGGTATCCTCATCGCCATACACGGTCAAAGATGTGGTGATGCGGTAGAAGCCCGAAGGGAAATAGAGCGCTTTCCGCTGTGAGCGGCAGAAGTCGATCGCGGCCTGGATATAGGACGTCAGGTTGTCAGTGGAGGGGAAGTCGGTCGGATAGTGCCGGTCGGTGTAGGCAAGGATATAAGCGTGATACTGGGTCGGAATGAAGTCGAGGACAGAGACGCTTTCGCGGAGTTTGTCCTGCGTGGGCCTTACGATAGCGCCCAGGCCAGACTGAATGAAACTTGGTAAATCCCCGATGCCGGCGATGAACAGGTCATAAAGCGCCTTCCCATCCGCCGCGAGTTGCTGCAGCGACGGACGCACCTTCGCGCGCTCCATGTTCGGTCCGATGAAGATGTTGTCCCCGATCGTCGTGTTCTGCGCGGGCACGTCGGAGTAGTCTTGGAAAGCCAATGGCCGTCTCCAATTGCGGTAGGGCGGGGAATGGGGTAGACATCGCGCCGCATGACGACGGGCGAACTATTCGTGGCGCTGGCGCTTAAGGGGGCGCTGTTCGCCTATCTTCGAAAGAAAGGGCTACTGCCCGACTACGAGCGGCGTGAGGATACCCGCACCGCTCCATCCGCCTATGCGGGCATTACGGTTGATCTGCTCCCCGATGCGGACGGCAAGGTCTGGGCGGTCGAGAAGCATCCGGGTGGCAATTTGCTGCGCCGGCCGACTGCCGCCGAGTGCAAGGGCTATCGTCGCACCTAGGCCAATGCCGGTTCCGGTCGCGGCTCCTTCGCCGCCATCCGCAGCGTAACCGCCGCCAGCAAGACCAGCCATGCCAAGGCCGCCCATGACCGCCGCGCGTGTGGCCGTGCCACTGTCAGGCAGCTTGGACGGCAGCACAGCCTGCCCCGCAGTCGCAAGGTCGTAGAACGGCCGGTTACCCGACGCACTGTCAATCTTGCCATTGAACCGCGAGGCCGAAGTGATGTCTGCGCGGTTGAGCTGCGCCGGGGTAATCAGTTCCTCGCCTTGGTTGCCCGCGTTCTTGAGAGCATCGGCCAGCACGTTGGCCCGGCGGTTCGCGGCGTTGGCCTCAATGAACTGGTCGAACGCACCGGGGTTCTGGCGCTCCAGTGCACCCCCAAGTGCATCCTGCCCTTGGCGCATTACCTGCCCCACTTCGTGGCCGTAATCACCGTTGGCACGCTCGCGGCCGGTGCGGGCTAGACCTCGGTAGGCCTCCTGGAAATTCCGGCCGCTGATCGTGTCGGTCACGGGATCGACCGCACCATCGATACGGGCCTGCAGCGCAGCCATCGCGGCATCCTGCGCGCTATTGACGTTGGGGATGCGCTGGGCACTGTTAATCGTCGCGCCGAGATCGTTAATCAGTGCCAGGTCGGTCGCGTCGATCGTCACCGGATCGAGGGCCTGGCTGTAGGCATTGCGCACGCCCTGTTGGACTTGCCCCATGCCTTCCGCACCACGAGCCGTGACCGTTGCGCCGGGAGCGGCGGCACGCTGGAAAGCCGCGTCGTTGAAGTCGCGCAGGCCTTCACGGCGGCGGGCATCGATCATGTTGCCGATGAAGGGCAGGGACGTGCCTGCATCTTCAAGCTTCTTGATGCCCGCGCCAACGGCCCCGGAATCGCCAACGGTCTGCCCGACAGTCAGGTTCACGCCGGCATCGCGAAGCGCGCGGACGTTCGGGTTACGGACGCCCTGCGTAAGCGCGCCTACGCCCCGCACGGCTTGCTCGCCAAGGAAACCGCCACCAAGGCCCGTCGCAGCCCCGATAGCCGCTCCTGTGCCTCCTTCGCCCTCCTGAGCATTGTTGAAGCCTGAGACGCCGCCATAGAGCGTATCAGCGATGCGTGGGGCATAGCGGGCCAGTGCGGCCGGTGCGCGTGCCGCCACCGCCAGTTCTGTTCCTGCCGCGCCCGTGATACCACCAAGTATGTTTCCGACCGCCGATGCGTTCGGATTGACCTGCTTCATCGCGTCGATCGCACCGCGGCCTTTATCGCCAGCAAGCGCTACACCGATCCCCCCTGTAGCGCTGTCAGCATAGGAAGCCAGGCCCGAACCGAGTTCGGAACCAGCGACGCGCGACAACAGCGGCAGGTCCGTTTCGCGCGTCACGTCCGCGCCGAAATACTGCTTGCCGGGATTGTCGCGCATCCACTTCTTGGCGGCGTTGAAGCTGTCAGGCGTGATGGGCGGAAAGTTCTGCTGCCTGAGCGCGGCGTTGATCGTCTCGATGCCAGCGCCCGCGTTCATCATGGCATCAACCTGCGCGCTCAGACGGTCGCTGCGCTCGGTCTTGGTCGGGCCCGTGGCGACCGTGTTGCCCGGAGGCGCGTTAGGCTGATCCCAAGGCGTCGGCGGATTGCCGCTGCCGTTTTCAGGGGGCGTGCTGGAAGGGTTGCTCGGTGGGGGCTTAGTTGCCGCGCCGTTTGCCTGGGGAACTTCGTTGTCGGCGTGCTGCTGGGCGCTGGCGAGATCGGTCGGCCAAGTGACCGGAGCCATGCCCAACGCCGCTCGGGTTTCATCCACGCGATTGCGGATCGTATCGAAGCGCTGCCGATTGACCTCATCGTAGTTGCCGGAGTCGAGGCGGTTTGCCTCGTTGAAGGCCCGCAATTCAGCATCGGACTGCGACCCCACACCTGGCACGCGAAAGGCGCCTAGGGCCTGCTCGGAGAGGCCAGCAGCAGCAGAGTCGAATGCCTTATTCGTCGGTGTCGGCAGATACTCGCGCCACCCGCGATCGTTCGCGCCTTCGAAATGCTCGCGTAGCTGTAGATCGACATCGAGCATCTGCTTGGTCAGCGCTTCGACTTGCGCACGCTTCACTGCCGCTTGATCGACCTTCGTCCCCTGATTTCCGCCAGCGGTCTGCCCCTTTGCGAGCTGCTGCTTTTTGAGTTCAAGCTCAGCTTCGGCCAAACGGTTCTTGATCGCGTCGTTTTCAGCGTCTCGAGCGTCCTTGGCTGCGTCTCGCTGATCCTTGCGGACTTGGTCAGGTGACTTCGGCAGCGTGAACACTCGCCCGGCCGGATGGGGAGCGGCTGCCACAGGATTGCCTTGCGCATCGACTTCGATCCATTCGCCAGTGTCAAGGTCTTGGGCGTAGGGCATCAGCGCTTCCCCGTCCGAGCCAACACCTCATTGGCGTAGCGTCGTGTCTTCGGTCCCCAAATCGATCGATTGGAGCCGCCGTGATAATACATCGCCGACGTGCGCGGGTCTTTGCCCGCACCGCCGGCATTCCAAGCTTCGCGCACAGCCGCGTCCGTGATCGCGTCCTGATACTGGCGCGCCGCCGCATCCGTGCCGCCGAGAAGATCGGGGCGGTAGGCCATGCCCAAGCGCTGCGAGAGCGCCTTCGCTGTGTCGGGCATCACTTGCCCGCGGCCCATCGCGCCAGAGCCCTGAGCGTTGGCCACACCGTATCGACCGCCGCTTTCTTGGCTAATGATCGCCTGCTTGAACGCGGGGTAGTCAACGCTGAAAGCCGCCCGACGCGGGCTGCGTCGGACCTCCGGGAATGGAATTGACGACAGGCCCTAGACGGCGGGGAGTGGCCGGCGCAGCGGGCGCGCCTTGGCCCGTGAGGGCATCGGCCAACCCCTTTTGAGGGCCAGCATAGAATCGCCCGTCAGGAAGAACAGTCGTGACAAACCGATCTCCGCTCTGCGCCTCCTGCATCGCCGAATAAGCTTGGCGCTGCTCAGGCGTCCATGCCTGCCAGGTCTGCAGATTGCGATCCATTGCGCTCGGTTCGGGATGATCGCGCTTAAACTGCTCTCGACCGAGCCACTGATCGTTCTCGGCCTGCTGACGCCGCGACCACTGGATATCTTCCTGCTTCTGCCGCTGGGCGTTCTGGCGTTCGGCGAACATCTGCGGGACAACGACGGCCTGTCCACCGCCCGCCGTGGCCAGAGCATCGCCGAGAATACCGGCAATCATCGCGCTCTTGCTGCCTGGCGCGAGAAAGCCGGGCTTCTTCACGTTCGCCTGAAACGAAGTATCGCCAGTTGGATCAAAGGCCGGAAACTGGATAGGCTCGTCGTTCATCGGCGGCACATAGGGCGGCGTGCCGGAGTTCGGCTGTTGGGGGATAAAGCCGGCTTGCTGGGGCGCCAGCAGGTTCTGCAGCGTGAGACCGAGGCCGGGACGCATCACCATCACAGCGCTCCGTAGTTGATGGTTCGGTAGCCGCTCACGACAGGCCCCAGCGCCCATGGACGCAGCCTTGCCACCTCATCGGCCATCACACCTTCGCTCGGCTTTCCGCCAAGGTAGCGCCAGCGATAGACGCCGAGACCGTCACGCAGTCGGCGAACGAGCTTGATATCGCGTTTTGCGCGGCGATCCGAAAGCAGCGACGCCCCCTGCAGACCAAGGCCTGCGATCCCCATCAGCGTGCCGCCGAGGCCCGTCGATTGCTTCGTCGTCTGCGTGCCGTAGCCAGACGACGCCTGCCGAACCGCGCCGTTGGCCGCCTGGACGCCGATCCACGGCAATTCCGCCGCGTTGTTGAGTAGCGATTGCGAGCCGCCCATGAGGTTCTGCGCATCGCCGATTGCGTCCTGCTGATAGCCGCGCTCGGTCGCGTAGTCGGCATAGCGAGCCTGGTTCTCGGCAGCAGCCAGTTCGTCGGTAAGTATCTTCGCGTGCATCCCGGAGCCGAAGCGGCCAGCGGGGCCGAACTGGTCGTTGACCTGATCGGTGACATCCTGCCGTGTCTTACCGAGGATCGCATCGAGGTATGGGTTTGCCGTCAGGTTCGCGCCCGAAAGGTTGCGGTTGACCAAATCCTGCGCACCCGTGACGCCGGCCTCCGCGCCCGCCGCGACGCGCCCGTAAGTATCGCGCTGCATCCCGGCGTAGTTCATCAGGTCGGGCTGCGAGGCGTTGAACACGTCGTCCTGCTGCTGCAGGTTCTTCAGGATATACGGCTGCGCCGGCGCCCAGGGATCGTTTGTCTGGACAGTCTTTTTCGAGCCCATCAGCCGAAGTCCTTCACTAAATCTTCGCCGTTCTGCCGCCAGCCATAGGCCTGCAGCACACGGGCCCAGCCCTTGCGGCCGATGATCCGTCCATTCGTCATTCCGCCGCGCGTGGCGGCCTCGATCGCTGTCTCAAGATGCGGGATCGAGCCTGAGAGAACCTTGCCGCCCGCAAGCCAGACTTCGAGCGTATCGCCGTCCTTGCGCGTCACCATCGCCGCGACCAGCACTTCGTCTTCCGTCGTCAGCCAGAGCTGCGCCCGACTGTCATTCAACAGCGCCTCAACCTCTTCCCATTCGTTGCCACCGCGTATCACCGCCGGATCGAGCAGACGGCGGATATCGCCCCACAAATCGCCAAAAGGGGGGGGCACGTAACCGAAGGTCAAAACGGTATCCAGATGTCGAAATAGCGTCCGCCGCTATCCACGGCGTAGTCGTAGGAGCCGCCCGCGCCCGTGCCGGGATCATAAGGTGTTTCGGAGGTGACCGTGCCACCTTCAACCGTCTCGGTTGCCGCCGTGGACGCCGCGACCAGCGAGCCGATGTAGTTGGGCAGGACAAAATTGTCGGGATCGGCCGGCGTCCCTTCGAAGTCGCCGAGATACTCGTAAAGCTCCGGGAAAGAGGCCTTCGGAACCTCCTTACCGTCACAGAGCAGGTGATTGGCAACCGCTCGCTGAGCGGGGTAAAGCGCGAGCTTGCCAACCTGAAAATGACCGCCCTGCAGCGCGTAGAAGCCGTCCGAAACGTCGCGGGACAATGTATCAATGCTGATCGTGGCGGGCGGGATGAACGGGTCGGCGGTGGTCTTGGTGCTGATGTAAACGAACAGCTCGCTCATCGCGAACCGCCGGCCGCAAGGGTGGCATCGAGGCCCTGCAGATAGGTCCAGTCGTTATCCGCGGCGATGTCGATGAAGCCCTTGGTAAACCGTCCGCGCGCGCGCACCGGCATCTCACCGCTGGACTGTAGCGTCGTGAAATCTCGCCGAGTGGCGCCGTCACCAAGCCGCTGTTTGGTATCGAGACGGACGGTAATCCCCGAAACCGCATCGGTCATCGGGCGGATGCGCTGCAACCGGGCGTCACGGCCTTCAACGATCTCCAACACGCGGCCAGCCACCCGCGCCGCCATGTTCTCCCCGTTGAAAGTCCCCATCGCGCCGCCAGCGAAGACGTAGAAGATCGGATCGCCTGCAATGAATCGGGCCGTGTCGAAATCGTCCAGGCCGGGATATTCGATCGTGTCGTCGTTTACCCCGACAGCCGGATCGCGCTCGTCGAGCGAAACCACGCGGCCGGCGCGGGCGGTGATAATCTCGGCTGCGTAGTCGATGACCGTCCAGGCATCCAAAAGCCAATTGTAGAGCCACATCTTGTAGCCCGTGGACCAGCAGACGATGTTCCGCTGGCCGTCCACCGTGGTCGAAAGCTTGCTGTAGTCGAGCAGGCCGTAGAGCCGGCCAAAGCTCTCATCGACCTTCTGAAAGCCGATGGACTTGATTTGGGCACCGTCCCACATCTTGAAGCCGGTTTCGGCATACCAGAAGGCTAGATCGCCGTGCTGCGCGACCGAATGCACCGTGGCGCAGCCAAAATTCGTGCTGATCTTGTCGAAGCGGAAAAGCACGTTGCCGCCGACGTATGCCATACGGCGAACCGCATTGCGCTGCAGGATCAGCCCGATTTCACCTCCGACGACCCCGGTAACTTCACCACCATCGGGGAAGTCGTTGTAATCCGACTTACGCTGCGCGTAGGTCCACCACTCAGCGTTGTTCTCGCCCGACCAGGCGATGCGGTTGACCTGTCCCTCGGTCTGCGTTCCCACGACAAAATTGCTGACCACAGCCATCGCCTGCATCGTCGGCGGCGTTCCACCCAGATCGGCCACGGAATCGGTCTCGAGATTGACCTTGAGCGGCGGGTCGATGCCGTTCGACACAATGGCGATCGGGCCGAACTGCACGAACCGCCAGCGGTCCTCGTCCCCAAGTGCGTAGCCATCGCTGATCTCAGTCCAGCCAAGGTCCTCCTGCCGGTAAAGCGCCTCAGCAGTTCCGGCAATGATGACTTGCCGGCCAGCGGGTGAAACGAAAGCACTGGCGCCCTTGCAGGGTAGAGGAAGCGCCTCGGTATGCGCGATGAACTGCCCCACGGGGCGAAATCCGTTCGGGCCGGGATAGAGATTGATCGCCTCGGAAACGCCGGGGGAGGCGTGTTCCGGAAGGTCGGGCAGGAACTTGCCGAAAACGAGCTTCATGGCAGCACCAGCGTCGCGTCAGGCTCGACGCTCTTGAAGTAATGTTGCAAAAATGCCGGCCCGTAGAGCTGAGCGGTGTAAGGGCTGGCGCGGTAGGACCACCGTTTGGTCTTCGGTTCCTCGATCCACTGCCCGCCTGTCGCGCCATCAACACCGTTGTAGATGCTGTCCGTTGAAAAGGTTGGGTGGTTTGGCTTCTTGTAGGTATCGGGCAGATGGCCGTTTACAGCCTCCTGTGAGTTGGCCTTGAACGCCCCTCGGAGATCGTAATCACGGACATCGCCGAGGCGGTGCACCTTCTGCGCCCAAACCATGAACGCGGCCTCTTCTTCCGGGCTTAGCGTCGTGTTGTAGCGATCGGAGTAGTCCAGTGGATCGCTCATGTCCGCCCGAGCCTCGGTGCGATCGGTCCTGCGCCCCACTTGCGTTTCGCCGCGTCGATCCGAAGCTCCTCAATGGCGCGGTCAAACAACGCATTCCAATTCTGCGCCCGGTCGTCTTCAACCAGAAAGGCGCTGGCCTGCATCAGCGCGCCATAGAGATAGGCGTCAGGCGCAAGATCAAGCAGCCAGTTCATTTGGTTGTCCGCCGTCAGCGCCGGGATGCGGCGGCGATAGACCAGCGTCACGTTCGCCGAGCCGGGATAGTAATAAACCTTGCCTTCGCGGATCGTGTAATAGCGCGAGATGCCTGACGAAGGCAGCAGCTTCGCGTATTCGACGTTCGACATCGGCGTCAGCTTGTAGCCGTTGGCTGTGCCGATCGAAATCATCGCGCCGTAGTCGGCAGGCAGGTCCGCACCGTCGCCCGTGAGCGTGGTCGAAACCTCCATATCCGGGTCTTCGAGCAGCCGGTTAAGCCGCGCCTCGGTCAGGCGGATGAATGTCGGGACACGCGCCGTCAGGTCGTCACGATCCAGCCAATCGCCGATCTCAGCGGCAAGACCGGGATAGGTGTCCAGGCTCATTGGACCGTATGCACCGACTTGGTGTTCTCATAGCAGAGCCGGCTATAAGCCTGCCCGAACCGCTTGAACTCGGCGTCGTAATCGTTGCTGTAGAGCAGCTTTTCCCACGGGATGCCCCGCTTCGCCGCCCAGTCCATCGCCAGCACGACGGGGATTTCCATCACCGGCTTGCCAAGACCGTCCAGCGTCGGTGCGCCGGCCGCATTGACCGCGGCAACAGCATCGAGCGCGCCTTGAGCGTCGTCGTGCCGCCTGACCGTGATCTCCATCGTCTGTTCGTCGATGAAGGTCTGCATCAGCACGCCGTCCGCGCCGACATCCTGATAGAGAAGCCGGGACATGGCGCGCCTCCAAACAAAAAGGGCCGAGGATCGCTCCCCAGCCCATCTTCGTAGATCCCCGAAGGATCAGGTCAGGTCGAACACCGCCGCGAGGCCGGCTTCCTGACGAACCTCCAGCGTGTATTCCGAGAGGACGAAGCCCTTCTCGTTGTCGCCAGTCTTGGCCAGGTCTTCGGTGACCATCTTGCGGCCCTTGAGGTGCGCCACCGCGACCAGATCGGGATCGAGCAGGAAGATTTCCCGATCGGCGCCGGTCTGTCCGCCACGAACGAAGCGATCGGTCACGATCTTGACCAGGCCGAAGTCGCCTTCGTAGGCTTGGATCGTCGCCGTCATCTTCTTGTCCTCGACCGCGTAGAACTTGGTCGCCGCGCCGCCCATGACCGTGGTCAGGTTGACGCGCTGGACGGGACCGCAGAGGATGTAGCCGGGCTTGCCGCCCTGCGTCCAAGCGGCTTGCTGCGCCGTGTTCACCATGGCGAGCGTAAGCGCGCGCTGGGTGCCATCGGTCGCAGCCGCCGACGAAGTGCCATCGGCACCGCCGGCACCGCGGCTGTCGTTGGTCGTGATCCAACCGCACAGCGGACGAAGCTGCGGCGCGGTGGACGAGTTGCCGGTGACCGGAGCCTGATTCGACAGGAGAACGAACTCCTTGTCACGCTTCAGCTCGTCGCGGCGCTTGCTCATCTGATAGACGATTTCGCGGTTGCGACCCGCCTTATCGACCGCGTCCTGAGTGCCCGACACGATGACTTCCTTGCGGGAAATCTGCGTGCGGTTGGCCACGCGGACGGTCGGCGAAGCGGCGGCGAACGTTACGTCGTCGCCCTGGAGCTGCGCGTTGGCAGCGGCAGCGGCGAGGCTGTCGGTCTGCCATTCGTGCAACACGCCGTTGGCCGTCGAAGAATCGGCCATCGACTGGAACGGAACGTCGGTCGGTGAGATGTTGGTGATCTTGTCGAGCAGGTCTTCACGATTGCCGACTGCGGAGAACGTCAGGAACGTATTGGTAGGCACTGCCATGGGTCTATTCCTCGGCTAGGATGCTATCGATGATCCAGTCCGCCCGCTTTTCGCGAGCTGCCTTGACGGGGAACCGGGGGTTGGATGCACGCGAGCCGGAGCCGTCCGTCGTCAGCGGCTTGACCGCCGATTTCGGGATGACCTTCTTTTCTGGAAGCGACTTCTGGGCGGCTTGGTGGGCACGCCAGCGCCGGGCGTCGTCAGCGAGTTGCAGTACGCGATGGTCCAGCACATCGGTGATCTCTTCCGACGTGAACCCGTAATCGCCACGCAGCACGCCGATCGCATCCGAAGCGAAGGTGGCGAACTTGGCTTCGTCAGCCAGTTCGGGCATCGCCTCGACGATCTTGTTCGCAGCGGTATCAAACCTTTCGGTCCGCTCCTGCTGCATCTGCTGCTGCTGGCGCTGCTGCGCCTCACCCCGATGGTTCGCGACCGTCTGCTGCATCTGCTGGATGGCATTCAGCCGTGCTTGGACGGCATCCTGGGCCTGCACATAGGCGGCGGGGTCGGCTTGTTTCAGGGCTTCCCAGTTGATGTTCCTGGCTTCTGCAAGCACGGGATCGAACTGGGCGAACAGGTTCGTCGCTTCTTCAAGTTGGTTCGCGTATTGGGCCTTGGCTTCGGTATCGGCGTTGGCTCTCAGAGCCTCCACCTGACGCCGTTCCTCGGCCACTGCCGCCGTCTTGGCCTTGTAGTCCTCGTTCCGGCTGTAGCCCTTGAGCAGTTCGGATTGGCTGACAGTGATTTCCTCACCGTTGACCTTCACCGTAAATGTCGGCTCTTCGGGGGTGCCTTCCGGAGCCTCTTCGGCTTCGTCGTTGGCCTCGGTCGCATCGTCCTCGGTCGCGGGTGCCTCTTCGGCGTCGCCTTTTCCTTCGGCCTCATTGACCAATTCCTGCGTGACATCCTCCAGGGCGTCTGCAGGGGCTTCACCTCCCGCTTCGAACTCGGCCATGAGGCTGTCGATCGACGCAGGCGCGTCCACGGGTCCCGTTTCCGGGGTCGCCGTATCTACCATCGGTGTTTCCTTGGGTTGTGCGCCTAAGCGCGGGAACTCGACTGAACGGCGCGCCGCGCTTCGATCAGCCCATTATCGACGATACCGGCGAGGGTCGCGCGGACCCGTTCGACGGCCTTCAAACTCTGCCATGCGATCTCGCGTTCGGCGTTTTGCGCGCTTCCAGTCTTGCGCCAGACCTCGATCGCAGCGTCCTCCACCATGTCGAACACTTCCGACAGGAGAGGGTCTTCGAGAAGCTGCTTGGCGCGGGTGGCGCGGGTTTCGGCGGCGCTCATCCGGCCAATCCGCCATCAATGACCGGGAACGCCGGCGGCTGCCGCATCTGGGCAATCGCGAGATCGGTCTGGTTGTCCATGTGCGTCTTCTGCAGGTCGGTCTGCGCCTTCAACTGCTGATCGGGCGAGGGCTGTTCCGGCTGATCCTGTCCGCCCTGCTCTGCCGGCGGCATCTGCGACGGGTCGCTGTAGAACGTGCCCTTCATGCCCATCGCCTCAGGTAGGCGCTTCAGCTTCTCATAGATGTTCGCAGCCGTCAGGAGCGGGCCGTTCACGCCCTGCTGCAGTTGCACGATGCTCTGATCGAGCTGCAGCAGTCCCATCAGGTGCCCGACGAGTTGATCCTTGTTGTTGGTGCCGAGGCCCACCGAGACGGTCGTGTCGTATTCCTCAGGCCACGGGACGAAGGTGTTGAGCAGCCGAACGACATCGGCTTCCTCGGAATGCGCGATGACCAAGGCGAGCAGCTTCTCGAAAATGTCCTTCAAGAACTCACCGAACTGCCGCGCGACCAGTTCCTGGCGCTGCTGCGAGTTGTTGGAGATGATGTTGATGCCCGTCGCCGTCTTGTTCAGGCTGTTGGCGTCCATGCCCTGGTTGTAGCGGGTGACGCCCGTGCGAGCCTCGCGCACGCCATCGAGATATTCGATCATCGGGAAGGCGGCATCGGCGACGAACGGCGTTGTCAGCAGCTTGACCGCGTTGTGATCCTTCACGCGGACGATTCCACCGATGGAAGGTTGCAGCAGATCGTCGATGCTGGCCTGACCTTCAAGCACGGTGCGCTGCGGCCGATTGACGAGGTAGAGGTTATTCAGTTGCTCCCGCTGCAGCGCCGTCTTCTGCATCTGGATATCGCGGTTGAGGTCGTAGAACGACAGGCCCGAGAGCTTGTGCGGGATCGGAATCGGCGTCCACGCGGAGTAGGGGTGATCGTCGGCCGGCTCATTGGTCAGGATCGCGGTTTCGGAGCCGCCGAGCAGCACCTTGCGCCACTCCATCCCGGCGCCCGAGTAATTGCACTTGATGTAGCACTCATCGACCCAGATCATGCGGTTCGGGTCGTTCGAAGCCAGTTCCGCCGGCTCGTCGTCCTCGTTGTCGAAACGATCGTCGTTCTCTTCGCTCGGCTTCTCGCTGCTGACCTTGATCGCCGTTTCTTCGGGAATGCCCATTTCGACCAGATCGGCGAGCGAGACCTGTTTGCGGTGGCCCAAGAAGGTTGCGACCCTCAGGCTCGTAAGGCGTTCTTCGTATAGAAATTCATCGGGCGCGATGATGTGAACCCGGTAGCGCTTGATCGTCTTCGGCGCGAGCGTGACGCTGTAAGTGCCTGTCGCCTCATCGAGCAGGATGTCGCCCGAGATGCGCGCCGGATCGAGCGCGGCCAGTTCCTCGGCTGCCAGACCTTCGTAGGCCTCGGGATTGCCCTCTTCCTCTTCGCAGACCGTCTTGGCGATCCCAAGGCGATAGAGCAGCCCATCCTTCAAGCCTGTCTGCGTCAGGTCCAGGACGTTGTTGTCGCGGCGCAGGACATAGTTGACGTATTCCGTCGCCTGCTTGGTCGATGCCTCGTCCGTCTCTTCGACCGGATCGAAGCTGACCACCTGTTCCCCCGCCACGAAGGGACGGAGCAGGGGAGGCATCACGCTTTCGATGGCCTCCATCACGTCGCGGCTGACGACGGTGGACTGGCCGTCCCCGCTATCGCCGTAGCAGGACAGGTTGTCGCCGCGATAGAACTGCATCGCCTCGCGGCGCTCGCGCGAAGGCTTGCCCGAGGTGAACTTGACGCAGCTATCCCGCCGCCGCTTCACAAGAGATTGGAAGTCGGCGGCGGGCATCGCTGGCATCGTCAGGCGGCTTTCTTGGCCTGCTGCGGCGCCGGGGTGACGTTGGCGACGAAACCGCCCGGAAACTGCTGTAGAGCAGCCAGAGCGGCGGCATCGCCGGTGTCAGCCTCGACATCGACCACCGTCACGGCCCCGATCGAGGTCTTGACCTGGCAGCGGTAGAGCTGGGGTGCGCCAGCTACACCAAGCTTGACGCCGGCGTTCTGATCGATGACCTCGGTCATTCGCCGAGTTCCTCGATGTCCTTCTTGCCCAGCTCTTCGGTCGCCTTGCGGTTGGCTTCCGTGCCGAGCGGATCATAGGCGCCGGGGCCGTTCTCGGCATTGGCGATCATGATCGAGGCATCGCGCTCGCCGCCCAAGCTGTTCGGGTCGGGATCGCTGGCCGGAGTCACGCCGCGAACCGAGGCGCCCCTGTAGCCCTTCTTTTCGAGCGCCTTCTGCGCGGCTTCGTCGCCGGTTTCCGCGTCGATCTCGAAGACCTCCAGGCCGTCTTCGTCGGTGTGGACCTGCACGCTGTAGGTCTGGCTGCGGTTCTTGGTCGCACCCTCGCCGCGTCGGCCTTCGAAGTCATGTTCACCGCCGGCACTCGCGCCAGTAGGCGAACCGACGCCGGTTTCGAGGCTGGACTTCGGCCCAGATTCACCAGCCTTCTGGACGGGGCGGTCGCTGTCAGCGGTATTCTGCAGCACGAGCTTGCTGTCGGCGTTTTCGGCAATCACCTTGCCATCGCCCGCAGCCGAGGCCGGGGCGCTCTTCTTGGTAGTCATATCACTTCTCCTTGATGTTCGCGCTGTTGACCGGCGCGCACCCGGAACTCAGACCACCCGCAATTTTCGTTGGATCGGTTTCGACCAATGATCGCTCGGCTCTTCGTAGGCGACGCAGCCCAGGCCGAAGGCGTCGGCGCTGTGGCTGGACCAATCATGATCCGGGCCAAGACCGATGTTGCGATGCTCGTCCTTCTTTTCGTGATACCAGCCCAGAGCCTCTAGCCCGGCAGCGCACTTGTCCTTGTCGAACCGCATCCGGGGGAACAGTTCGCGGGCCTTCTCGACCCGCTGCATCGCCGCGCCCTTGCCCTGGTTCGGGATCACCTCGACCGTGTAGCCGGCTTCCTCGAATGCCTTGCGGTAGGAGGTGTCGAAAACGCTGTCCTGCTTGTCCCCGTCGTGGGGCAGGATGATTTTGCAGCGGTCGGGCGTGTAACCTTGCGCACGCATCCAGTTCAGGTGCGAGGCGATCGGCTGGCCTTGAACCTCGTAATGGTTGGTCCAGCGGATTTCGAGGCCGATCCACTGTGCCGCCCAAAACACGAAATTATCGGCCTTTGCACCCGTGCCGCCGATGTCCGCGATCAGGCGGACGATCAGGTGCGGGTCTTCAGGAACGAACTCGACGCGCTTGTCGGCTTTGGCCTTCGCCAGGTTCGATGCGAAGTAAGCGCCCTCCGCAACGGTCACGTATCCGCCTTCCCAGATGTGATCATACTGCTCGGGCTGCATTCGGATGCAGTCCTGTCGCTCTTGCTCAAGCTCAGCAGTGAACCACGGGTTATCCCGCCAGTTCGCCGTGACGACCACAGCGCCGGTCGGTAGCTCCTTGCCCGAGAACATCACGTCCACCGCATCGGTCGGGCGGTTGCGGTTGTAGCTCCACCACATCTGCGATCCCGAAGCGCGCATGGTCGGACGCAGCAGGTTGATCGATGTCATGGTCGCGGTGTGGGCTTCCTCCCACCATGCCCGCTTGAAGCCCTCCAGCGACTTGATGCTGTCGGCCGTGTAGTTGTTCATCCCCTTGAAGATTACCAGGCCATCGCCCGGCGTCGAGATGCAATCCTCGTAGACCTTGAACCCGTCCGCCTCGCCGAGATTGTGCTCGATAAGCTTGTTCTCGATCAGGCGTTTCGCTGACTGCGCCAGATCCTTTTGCACTTCGCGAAGGCAGGCGGACAGCAGGCCCGCGCCTCCGTTCTCGCCCGGCGATGCCAAGCTGTCTTCAACCAACAGACCACCGAAGAAATGCGACTTCCCCGAGCCACGTCCACCTCTGGCAACCTTGTCGCGCGCCGGAGCGAGAAGCGGGACGAAGACCCTAGCTGTCGGGATTTGCAGCGTTGGCGCTTGCAGGGTCAACAATGGTTCGCTCGATGCGATGAAGGACGGGCCTATCCGGATCGCCGCTATGCTGGATGGCTGAAAGGTCGGGGATGCTCTTCTTGAGCAGAATTTCGATCGACTTGATCTGCGTCGCGCTCAGTTCAACCTTGTCAAAGGCATGATCGGTAAGGCGATTTATGAGCTGACTGGTCCGGATTTTCGCCCTGATCTCGTCCGTGTGCATTTTGCGAAGGCGAGCGGCCATGTGACTTCTCCACGGGTCCGACTAGCGGGTCGCCGTTTTTCAGTCGTCGTTGATGTGCGACAGGTGGGCGGGCATCACGAAGATGCAGGCGAGGATGGCGAAGGCCGAATGGAAATCCATTGCCGCCTCCGAAACGAAAAGGGCCGCCCGGATGGACAGCCCTGTGGACGCAATGCGCCAATCTGTTGATATACATCGCTTGCGGCGCGGCGCATGTCAAGGGTCAACCGTGTAGCCCCATCGGAACGCAAGTCTGTCGGCCCAATAGAACCTATCAGGCTTTCGACCCTGCCGCCTGAGTCGGTAGTCACGGGCAATTAGCGGGCGCAACACGAGGCGGAAGACCAGCCACCTCAAGCCACCAAAATCCGCACCACCGGCACAAGCCGTTCATGCATCGCGATCAGGTCCGCGACGAAACAGACGATCGTGTGCGCTCGATCCTCGGAACCGCGCCCAGTGCCCAGCTTGGACCCTGCCACACCGGCCGGCTCATCAAAGCGCACGACGTTCTCGAAGCACTGCCAGTAGGTTTTCGGGATGTAGCCCATGATGCGGTACAGGTCTTCGCGGGCCTCGATCAGCATCGTTGTCCGACGCTCGCTCTCGGCCGAGCCACCTTGGATGCTCTCGCCGTAGGCCGCCGTGGTGCGCTGCTCCAGGCCGACGAGTGCCCAGAGGCGGTAGCAGGTCTGGATTGCCAGTTCCTGCGTCTCTGTGAGCTTGCCAGCGGCGATCCAGCGCATGACGGGGGTGCCGCCGCGGTTCACGATCCGGCGCTCGCCTTCGTAAGTGCCCTTGGCGCGCTGCTCGGGGGTGATGACGTCCATCATGGATTGATCCTCGCTGGCTTTCTTGGCGTCGTAGAGGCGCTGCATCGGACTGCGCGCGTCGATCTTGCGTTTCGTGGGTCTCCCCATCACCCTCTCCCGCCGGTGTGGTTGTGGTCCATCATCTCTTCGCTAGCCATGGTGTTCAGCAGCCTCCTGGGGTATCAATGGATTAGGGCGGCTTTTCCCGCTCTCGTGAACGGAGCCGCTATGCGTCTCCGCCCTGCGGGCTTCGATCGGGGCCGCAGTCACAGCGCAGCCAATCGACTGGTGCGAAAGTCGAACATGACCTCCACCTTGCCGCGCTTGCCGGGCAGGCCCATGCGGACCTTGCTCACCATGATGATGGCGCGGTTCTCTTCGAAATCGGGGCGGTGATAGGTGAGGCCGTATTCCGCCTTGTTCGCCCAATTCGCCGAGCCGCTGATGTCGTAGAGGCCGGGGATCGTCTTGACGCCCTGCTGCGGTTTCGACGGGTGAGCGACAACCCAGAATGCGATGCCATACTGCCGGGCGAAACGCTTGATCTTGCGAAGTGCGCGGCTGATGTAGTCCGTCTCGGTCTCGTCGCGCTGGCGTTTGTGTTCGACCTCGTTCCAGGGATCGAGGACTACCATCTTCGCGCCGTGCCGAACGACGGCAACGCGAGCCAGCTCGAGAAACTGATCGAGGTCCATCTCCATGTCCTCGTCCACCGCCTGGCTGATAATCGTCAGGCGCTCGCGAAGTAGGGCTTCGGCATCGGCGCGCTTTGGGTGAGCGCGTAGTTCGTGCTTGGCGCAACCGAGCAGCGCAGATGTCAGGCCATCCCGAAGAATAGGCTTCACGTCGGTTTCGAAGCTGGCAACGCAGACCGGGAAATGCTCGCTCAGTGCATGGGCGATGATCTGGTTCATCATCGTGGACTTGCCCATGTTGGCGAAGCCGGTGCAGACCGTCAGCGTCCCGGGCACAATCGAGATCATGTCCGCGATTTCGGGAATGCCGACGTCGAACGCGCGGATTTCACCCTTCTCCGGGAAGTCGTCGAGCGTGAACAAGCCTTGGACCGGATATGGCCGGGCGGTGCTGATGCAGTCCACGACGCGCTGCGGCCCATACTCTTTCAGGACTTCGTTCAGATCCTTGCAGGGGAAGGGGTATTCGATGAAACTGCAACGATCGGCACCGAGCAGCGCGACGAGATCGGCAGCGAGGTTGAAGCCGGCCGGATCGTTGTCCGCCGCGATGACGAACTGCTTGACCGCCGCCAGGTCGTTCGCGTGCCGGTCGATCCAGTCGTAGCGCTTCGCCGTCTCAAGGTCTTGCGTCTGCGAGGCGGGGGCGCCGTTGGGCACTGACACGGCGTATTGAAAACCCGCCTGTATCGCCGCCATCGCATCCCATTCGCCCTCGGTGATGACCACCGGCGCTTGCCCGCTGCGGACCTTGGGGTCGGTCAGGCAATCCGCGTTCCAGAGCGCAAGCGGCGCTCCGCCGTCCATCCGGTGATCTTTCTCCGAGGTCAGCCGATACTTGTGATTGATCGGCTCGCCGCGATGCAGATACGGCACCGACAACCAAGCCTTGCCGTCGCGAAGCACCGTTTCCAGGCCCAGCTTCTCGGCAAGCTCGGGATCGAGACCGCGGGCTTCGATCCACTGCCGGTGTTTGTCGTGAATCCCCATTGAAAGCTCCTGAAAATCCGCAGTTGTGGCACTTGAAAACGAGGCCCCGATCATCCTTCGTGACGCTCAAGCAGCGGTCCCGCTTGTTCTTCCGCCCGGCGCTGCATTCGGGGCAGAGGTGCTTGCCGGGCTTGGTCGTTTCGCTCAGCATATCGGGTCCGCCAGTTTCGGGCTGGCTCGCGACCTGAGCGCCGCCGTGATGAAGGCGATCGGCTCGACAGCGCGTTCAAGCTGCGCCGCCGTGATGGCCTGGGCAGTGGCGGGCTTGCCGTAGTCCTTGCACCACTTGCCGATCAGCGACCCCTTGCCGCCGAGATAGGACTTCGCGTCGTCCCAAAATTGCTTGTCGGAATCGACCGCCGCGCCGTTAGCGTCAGCTAACGGAATACTTCCCTCTCCCTCTCCCTCTTCCTTGGGAGGCTCAAGGACTCCTTTAGGGATCGCTGTGGCATCCTTTAGGGATCGCTCCTGCTCATCCTTTTGGGATGTCCACCGCTTGGCATTACCTTTCCTAGAGCGCTCCCTGTAGGATTGCTTTTTCGCCCATGCTTCGTTTGCTTTTTCAGCGACGACGGCGTGATAAAACCGCCCGTCGTCGCACAGAACGAAGCCGCGCAATGCCATCTCCTTGACCTTCTTCCACTTCGATCCGGCGCCCGACAGGTGGGCGAGAACGCGATCGTCATTCGGAAGACTGGCGGCCGGCACTTGCAGCCAGCACTTGCACCAAAGCGCGAGGGCCGCCTTGAATTCGTCGCCGGTAGCCAGGGCGAACAGGTCACTGTCGAGCAAGCGCGAGACGTCGAGGGGCATATAAGCGAAGTCGCGCAGATCGCAGTCGGCAGGGGTAAGCGGCTCCATCAGACGACCTCGAATAGCTGCGCCCATCTCTCGTAGGCGTCGTGCCTCAGGATGGTCCAAGCGGGATTGTGGAACAGGACGGGTTGGTCACGCTGCGTCAGGAGGATCGCCAGGCTTCGCGCTCTTGGCGGGCGTGAACGCAGATGACGGGAAGGCTAGCCGACATCGACTTCGACCCTCCCTGGCTTCTCAGGAGCCTCGAAACAGTAGGTCGGACGGAACCGGCGATCGTTGACACCCAAGGCATCGGCGATGCCATCGCGCGCGCTCTTGAGGCTGGCGATCATGTTGTCGTCGTCCCGGTGACGGGCATCGGGCGGAAAAAACGTCACCGTCACGGCAATCGGGCCGTCGTCGCGGGCAAACCACGCGCGGACATCGCGGGCGCCGGCATTCATCGCCGCATAGGTGGCGTAGGCGGCATCCTCGCGGGCCTTCGCCTTGACTGGCTTTACCTTGGCCCAGAATAGCCGGGCATTGGGCGAGAGCCGCTTGTCGGGCCAGGGGAGGATGATCCTCATGGGCGAACCACCTGCCGGCCGTTCGCTTCGGCAACGAGCATCACGCGCTGGTGACGCTGCCACAAAGCGGACAGAAGAGCCTTGCTCCCATGCTCCAAATCAGCGCACCGCTCGTCGTATTCCTTGCCGTAAATGCCCTGGCCTAGAAAGGCGCGGGAATAGCGGCTGTGATCCGATATGGTGGGAAGGGGCCTCATGCTCGCCCCCGTCGTGTTTCCCAGCCCTTGGACGCAGCAGCGGAGCGACGGGCGCGGGCAGCCTTGCGAGCGGCCAGGCGGGCGTCGATCTCTCGCTCTAGGCGGGCGATCTCTGGCTTGCGGAGCCAGTTGAGGATGAATGAGGGGATCATGCGGCAATCGCCATGGCTTCATCGACGATCGCCTTAGGGGCGGTGCCGCGCATGAACCGTCCGACCAACGGCGGGATCGCCGTGCCGACGAAGTTCTCGAATGCGTCCTGATCCATCTTGGCGAAGCTGATCGAGCCGGGCACGAAATGCTTGTCGCCCTTGCTGTCCTCGACCAGTTCGCCAGTCCCGGTCGCCAGCTTGGCGAAGTGCAGCGCCGCCTTCGGGCTGATATGCGGCTCGCTGTTTTCGCTGATCAGCTTGAGCATCGCGAAGAACAGGCGGTGATACCTGCCGTTGCGGACCTTCGTCGCCTTCAATTCGACGATCTCGCCGAACTTGCACGACGTCATCAGGTCGTTGGCTTCGTCGTTCATCGGGCGAAAGCCGTTGAAGTCACGTTGGAACAGCGCCCTGTCAGACATAGGGGTTCTCCAGCTTGGATTTGTGAGGGCTGGCCCGGTAAAATTCCTCCGCCAGCTTCATCAGGTCGATCCCGTGCGCACTTTCGAAGGTGCGCTCCCCGCGATGGCTCTCGGCGTGGTGATCGCGGCAGAGCGCGACTGTGAAGGCGTCGCTAGGCTTGAAGCCCATGCCCGAGTTGTTCGCCCGGCGGACGTGCGCGCATTCGATCGGCCGCGCCTCGCAACCAGGGACGGAGCAATGGAAGCCCCGAACCCAGGCGCGATGAGCGGGCGAACGCTTGCCAGCGTCAGCCTTGGTCGACTTGGAAGGAAGGCGGCGCGGCAGCACGGTGATTACCAAGCCGAGTTGCGGGTGATGAACGGGATATCGTCGTCCAGGTCATCGCCGGCCGTGTTGCCGGTGGTCCACCCATCACCGCCGCCGCCCGATGTCCGGCCACTCGTCGCGCCTTGGTTGTCAGGCTTGCTATCGAGCATGATCAGCTTGCCGTCGAAAGCCGAGAGGACGCATTCTGTCGAGTAGCGATCCGACCCGTCCTGCGCCTGCCACTTGCGGGTCTGCTGCTTGCCCGAGATCAGCACGCGGCTGCCCTTGCGGAGATAACGGTCGGCAACGCCGATCAGCCCGTCGTTGTGGATCGTGACGCTGACCCACTCGGTGCGCTCCTTCCGCTCGCCCGAGTTCTTGTCCTTCCACTGTTCGCCAACGGCGATGCGGAAGTTGCAGACCTTGCCGCCGTTCTGGAACGACTTCACTTCGGGGTCAGCACCGAGCCGCCCGGTGAACGTGCATTGGTTGAGATCGGACATCAGGCGGCCACCTTCTGATATTGGCTGGAAAGCTGTTCGACGGTGGCGGCCACTTCCGCGAGGAAGGCGGCCACTTCGGTTTCAATCTCAGCAAGCAAAGCGTCGTCGCGATCGACACGGCGAACGTGAAGCTGCATCTCGATCGGCAACCGCGGATCGAAGCTGGCGAAGTCGCACCACTCGGTTTCGGTGCAGGCCATCTGCCACTGCATTTGCAGGAGATACTTGCGGTCGATCGGCGCGCCGGTCAGCGTGGCGATGTGCGTCGCCGTGTTCGGACACTTGATCTCGACCAGGCCCTTGTCGCCAACCAGACCATCGGGAGACGCGCCGGCCATTGCGATATAGGGGTGGTCGATGAAGCCGACTTCGACCACCGGCTCGACCTCAAGCGAATACATCGCTCGGGCTTGCGGCTCGGTATCGGTGCCCCATTGCATCGCGGCATTCGAGAAGCTTTCCGCCGTCACGCCGGTCAGGCGTTCGGCGACGAGCTGCGCGTGATAGTTGGTCCGGTCAGCGCTCGGCTTTCCGTCCTTGAGCTTCGCCATTACCTTGTAGATGCAGGAGGCGGTGACTTTGCCGGCGCGAGCGGAGAACCATTCGGGAGTGCGCTGGTCCATCATGCGTTCTCCTTGGTCTTCGCGGCGATCTGGTCGATCTTCTTGCGAAGCTGCGCGATGGCCTTGGGAAAGGCTTCGGCGGGCAGTTCACGCAGGCTGCCGATGTTGTAGGCCGTGCAAAAAGCCTTGGTGTTGGCTTCGGCCGCTTCCATCATCTGAACCAGTTCGGACCACTGCGCGTCGTCAACAACGGTGGGCTTCTGGTTCTGTGACTTGGATGCCGCATTGCCGTCGTCATCTTCGACCGGCACGCCGAACGCGGTTACAAGGGCGTAGCGGCGAGCATAGGTCAGCGCGGAGCCGAAGCCCTGCGCATCGTTCTTGTTCGCCGGGACGAACAGCTTGCCGAGGCTCAGTTCCTCGCCGCCAGCGTGGCCGATCACCGTTTCGATCGTAATGCCGTTTTCGGTCGGCTCCGGGCGCTGCGTGAAGTATAGGTCGTGAGCGATGAGCGCGGGCTTGATCGCCTCGATCACCGTGGTGAGGTCGGCATACTTCGACTTGAAGTGCGGATTGTTGGCGGATTTGGTCGCGCTCTCGATCTCTCCGAAAGCAGCGGCCAAGGCACTGGCGAGACTGGCAGCCTCGATCTTGCTGGCGGCATTCATTTGCTTTGCTCCTGTTGAAAGGGGTGGTGGTTAGCCGTTGACGGCGCAGCGCAGCGTCACGACGTTCTCGCGCAGGGCCTTGTCCTCACAGACGGCGATGGCTGGTCCTGCGGGGCTGTCCTGCCGATGGGCGCGGCCCTTGGCGGCGAGGTAGTCGCGGCAGGCGCGCTCGATCTCGTCGTGGTCGATGGCCTCAGGCACCTTGACGATGGCGATACCGTCCGGCAGCAACATCGACAGTAGATCGAGTGGAAGCGCGTCCGTCTCGATCAGGCGGAACAGCGCGGCCACCGACATCACGGCAGGCGTTGCGTCCTTGTTCGCTGGGAAGTAGGACAGCACCGAGGACGTGGTTTCGTAACCAGCATCCGCAGCGATGACCTTCACCGCAATGCGACGGTCCACGATCTGGCGGCGAATAGCCTTCTGACGCTCACGCACGATGTTGTCGTAGTCCGCCATTATCTCGTCTCCACTTCGGTGGCATTTGGCTCGCCATGAGCTTGATCGAAAAGGTTCGCCCGCGAGGCAGCGTGAGTCAGGGGCACGAGGCCCCGCGGGCTACCGGCCGGGGCAGGGCCGGGTTCGCTAAATTCGGTGATGTCGCTGCCCGCATCCTCGCCCGCCACGAAGCCACGCTCGTCCTCGACACCGAGGGGAGCCTCGGCGATCTCGCGGGCGAGGAAGGCGAGACCAGCGCCGTAGAGAAGGCAGAGTATGAGGGCGGCGGTGCCCATGGGTTAGGCCACCGCGCTGTCGTGGTGGACGGTGGCGAGCAGGCCGAAACCGGAAGCCTGAGCAGTTTTCAGTGCGGCGACTGCCTTGTCGCCGACCGCCCACAACACGGTCCCGAAAGCCGGAGATCCTGCCTTGCTACCATCGGCGAGGAGGAAGGGTGTCTTGCGCGCAAACAGGACCGCGGCAGCGCGAGGCCACGACCAATGGAACCACGGGGCCGAAGTGCGGTCGGGCGTCAGTGCGATACCATTGCCGTGGTCGAAGAACTTGCTCATCCACGGGAAAAGCGCGTTTCGACCGCCGAAGGGCGGGTTCATCCAGACAAAGCCGAACCACAAGCGCTCAAGGCTCGCGTGATCGTACCAAGACTCGCAAGGAACGTGCAGAGGACCGCCCACGGGCGCGGCGACATCCAAATCGAAGCGGCAGCCAAGCGCGTCGAACACGCTTTTTGGCGTGTGCCATTCATCGGACTTGCCGAGGCCAAGACCGTTGACCGCGCGCCCCATCACCCGACCCCATTGTCGTTGACCGCGGGAGCGGTGAAGTGACGATCGTGCGCGGCGTCGATCCGGCGCCAGGTCAGCAGGACCGGGAGGTAGATGTACGGCGCGGGGATCATGCTGCGATGTCCGGGCGATACGTCGCCATGAAGCGGCGGACCTTTGCCTCCGTCTCAGGCCAGGTGCGGCGACCATTGGTCAGCCGGATCACGAAGCCCTTGTCGTTCATCGCGAGTTCGCCGAACCTCGTCGGCTTCATCTCATGCGCGGTCAGGAAGGCCTGAATGTCTTCGAGTAGCGTGTGCATGGCGATGGATCATAAGTTGCTTGCAGGCAACTTGCAAGGTGGTTTCGATACCGCCTTCGCAAAAAGGTTGTTTTCACCCAACTCATTGTGGATGGGTGAACTGTTCGACATGGAAGCCTTCCGGGATAACCTGCGGAAAGCGATGGAGCGCAAAGGCATCAAGCCGACGACGCTCTCGCTGGCTGTGGGCGACAACCGGACGCTGGTGAAAAGTATTTTCGAACGGAATGGCGATATCAAGATCGGCACGTTGTCGCGGATCGCGAGCGTTCTCGATGTCTCGCTCGACAAGCTGCTCTCAGCACCGCCAGTTTCGATTGTCGGCTACATCGGCGCTGGCGGGACGATCGTATTCGAGGAGTTCACGACGGACGAGTTCGTGCCTAGGCCGCCAGCAACGTCGGGCCCGCTAGAGGCTCTCATCGTCCGAGGCGCATCGATGCTGCCCAAGTATAAAGATGGCGACATCATCTACATCCAGCGCCATCACGACGGGCTGCTGGAGGATTACGTCGGGGAGGAATGTGCCGTCAGGCTCGTCACGGGGGAGACGTTCCTGAAACAGCTCATCAAGGGCGATGAGGCCGGCCGTTTCACCCTGCTTTCGCTGAATGCTCCTCCGATTGAGAACGTGGAGATCGAATGGGCAACACCTATCGCATTCATCTTGCCAGCGCGCTCGCGGCAACTGTTCTTCTAGCGGGCTGCAATCAGCCGGCGCCAGTCCCGACCCAGGACTCGCTTACTGAGGCGCAGATCAAGGCGCTCACCGAGCGTGTCGAGACGCTTGAGCGGAATGCCGAAACCGACCCTACGCTTAAGCGGTCCGACACTGGCTACACGATCATCGACACCGACATCGGCAAACTCACTTTCGAATTAAAGGGCATTACCGCGGAAGGCTCCGGTTCGAAGGTGCGTCTCCGCATTGGCAACCCTACCACGGCGACGATCACCGAAATGACGCTGTATGGCCATTGGGGCTCCTTGACCAAGGACGGCGAGAAAACATCGGATGCCCACTCGCTTGGACAACCTAAGATTACCGCCAAAATCTTACCTGCGGGATGGTCCGAGGTGACCTTCCTGATCGAGGGCGCCAAGCCCGCCGACATTGGCTATCTCTACATCACAAGCGCGTTGATCGGCAGCATCAACCTCTACGGCACGAACTCGTTGTCAGAATAATGACACGCCTCCGCTGCCATTAAAGTTGCTTTAAGCCAACTTCCATCGTTGACAGGTTGCTCGTAAGCAACTACGTCCTCCCTCACACCGACCAGCCACCCGGCGTCGGTGAATGGAGGAGGAAGCGATGTTCGACGCTACCGATCTTGAGATCGCCCGCCGTGAGCATGAATACGAGATGGGCGGCGAGAGCCGGTCCGAGCGCGCATGGACGGCCTTCTACAATCGCGCCCGCATCGAGATCGTTTCTCGCGCATGGGATGGCCGGTTCGATAACGGCACCTCGCGCGGCCTCGATGGCTGCGATTGGGAAGACGGATACAGCATCGACGGCGCTTACGAAGCGTTCGAAAATGGCTGGTCGGTAGATCGCTACATCACCGCTGTCGGCAAGGCTCGCACCGAGCTGGGCCTGTGAGCGCTCCCGATCCCGACTGGATGTTGATCCGCAAGCTGCAAACTCGAAGCGCCCGCATGGTGCGCTTCCTTGAGATGGCGACGCAGCCGAAGCCGACATTCGTCCCTTGGGTCATCAGCGCGGAAGCCACACTCATCCGTGAGGCGCTCGAAGCCATCGAGGACCGCTGGGGCGACCGCGAAACGGCTGCCAATCTCGAAGGCGCACGCTTCTGCGACAACCTCGATTGCGAATTCACGACCAAAGACACCGCCCTGACCGTCTGCCCGGAATGCAGCGCGGCGATTGGTTGAACCCCACACCCCCGCCGCACCCGTGGCTGGTGTTGCCCCCGGACCGCGATCTCTGAGAAATTTCCCGGTCGGCACGCATGGAAGGATTGAAGTGATGGCGACGATATCGATCCCCGAAGGCATGATCTGGCAGTATCAGCAGACGCTGCGTGCCGGTCGCCTACAGCACACGTGGCTGCTCAAGGGCGAGCACGGCGGCATCCATGTCGATGGTTGGGTCAGCAAGGCGCTTGATCCATACCCTGCCGAGTGGATGGGCGGCATCGAATGCCACACGCCTTGCGAGAAGGACAAGGCAAACCACGAACATTGCTGGGTTCTTGACGGCCCTTGCCAGCACGACGGTTCGTCTCTCCGGTTCAGCGAGCAAATCGCGCCCTATCTGCCGTATCCCGACAAGGATGGCATCGGCTGCATGGACGATCACGCCCATGAACTCGTGCTGTCCACCATGCTCAATCGCTACCGGACTTGGTTGAAAGAGCCTGCTGAGGAAGCTGCACAGGAGCAGGTGTCGTGAAACACATCGCTCTCCCCGAGCCCTCGCTCCACCGCCACGCGCCGTTCAGCCTGAGCATCGACGAGATGGCCGAGCTGAGCGCGATGAACGAGTTCTGCCGCGATCATCAGCTCGGCATCCTCGCGCAGTCGCACCATTACCGCTCGTTTCCGATCCTAGGCGTGTTCGACAGCCTGTCGGGGCGTCCGCAGATGGCCGATTGGGCCAAGCACCGCGCTCTCTACGAGGCAGAAGCCCGCGCAACCTACCGCGCCCATGCCGCGGCGGGAACCCCTGATATGAAGAAGGAGGCGGCCTAGCCATGGCACAGATTAGCGAACATCATCGCCCGAAGTGTGGCGCCGAAGGCAAATGCTCGGTCCCGATGTGGATGGGCGGTCTGCCGGGCGGCTTCTGCGACAGACCAGCGTTCGGCGAGCAGTATGCCGAAGGCTCTCGCTACGCACCTGCATGGTGGTCCCGGCGAGATCGCAACGGATACCTGCTCAACCCTGAACTGCGCAAGCCCTACTGCTCAGGCCTCGCCTGCGACCATCACGGCGGTCCCGCTGCCGATGCCATTCGTTTCATTCAGGACGGCAACATGTGGTGCGCTTTCCTGTCGGGTTTCGAGAACCTGCAAGAGAGCGTCGCAGGC